GACGTGGGTAGCTCCGGCTGCATGAGGAAGGATAGAATATCCAAGTTCTCCGAGCGGGTGCGCGTGAGCGCGCACCGGCACGGAGAACGCTTCTACCCATCGGCCCGGCCCTGCAAAGTGCATGGGCCGGTGATTTATCGATACACCAATAGCGCTAAGTGCATTGAATGCGCGAAGGCGCGGAGTAGAGAGCAACGTGAACGATCTCGTAAAACTCGATCGCATCGACAAGACGCTGGAAAAGTGCCTGGAGGTATCGGAGCGGTTGGCCCGGTGTGCCGAGGCGCTCTCGAACCCCACGTACTCAGTCCGGATGCGTGACCATACAGGGCGATCGTGGGTGCTTGCCGTGGAGGCGATCCGCTCGTGTGCCGGCGAGCTCGTTATCACCGTGAAGGCGCCCGAGGATATGGACGTGCAGCAACGGCGCGATCCGATGCTGAATGGCCCGGGCCCAAGACAGGAGTTACTACCCCGTGGCTAAAATGTTCACCGATTCGATCGAGGGCAACGTAGAGATCCTCCGTGAGCTCGTGGCGGGGATCCCGCCCGAAGGCCGGCGCCGCGCCAAGGGTGCCGCGGTAGCGATCGAAAAGGTGTGGGATGACTTACGCCGCGCCCACCCCAAGGATCCGGCCGTGGCGCTTGGCTGTGCGTTCGCATTTTTCATGATCTGCCAGCGCATGATCGAGCAAGATGAGCACGATGGCGGCAAAGAGGGCGCCGGCCTGATTCAATTGCTGAACTAGCATGCGGCTATGGCTTGATACCGAGACACGGAGCTCGATCGGCATCAAGCTTGGCACGGTCAAATATGCGACCGATGTAGAAGTCATAATCCTAGCGTTTGCTATCGATAACGGGCCGATCCGCATTATCGATATGACTTGCCCTTTCGGCACCGATGCTCTGGCGCTCGAAGAGTTCTGCGAAGCTGCCCAACACGCCGATGAGATTTGGGCCCACAACGCGGAGTTTGACCGCACCGTACTAGGTCGCTGCGCGTGGTGGCGCAAGCTCCTGATCCACCCGACGAAGTGGCGCTGCACGATGGCGCTCGCCCGCATGCATGGGCTCCCGGGCGCGCTCGATAAGCTCTGTCAGATATTCCATTTGCCGCAGTCCGAAGCGAAGAGCTCCGGGGGCAAGGATCTTATTCAACTCTTTTGCGTGCCGGCCGGTTGGGACGTGCTCAAAGGCCCCTGGTATAACGATGCGAAGAGCCACCCGAGCGAATGGGCCGAGTTCCTAGCCTACGGTGGCCAGGACGTGGTGGCGATGCGCACCATCTACAAGAAAACCCCGCATTGGAACGCTACGCCCCGCATGTGGGCCATGTGGCATCTCGATCAGCGGATGAACGCCCGCGGCGTGCAGATTGATACGAAGCTAGCCGCCTCGATCATCAAGGCAACGACCAAAGCCAAACGGCAATTGGCATCTCGCGCGGCCAAGCTCTCGAAGATCAACCCCTTGGGGCTCGAAGAGACAGAGAGCGCCGTTGAGTCAGCCACGCAACGCAAACGGCTCCTGGCCTATCTCGCTGAGTTCGACATTCACTTGCCGGATCTCACAGCGGATACCGTCGCCCGTAGGCTCGAAGATGAATCGATACCCGAGCATCTGAAAGAGCTTTTGCGTGTGCGCCAGCAAGCCAGTAAAGCCAGCACCGCCAAATGCAAGCGCGCTATCGACCACTCCATTAACGGCAGACTCTACAATTTGCTGGTGTTCTGCGGAGCCATGCGGACAGGCCGATGGGCAGGGCGCACTTTGCAGCCGCAGAATTTGCCACGTCCAAAACATAAGCCGTGGGAAATCGAGCTCGCAATCGAGCTTTTCTACAGCGATGGGATAGATTTTCTCAATCCTGATGATGTGATGGGACTCGCTAGCTCTTGCTTACGTGGCCTCATTATAGCCGCGAAGGGCAAGAAACTGGTAACGGCCGATTTGGCCAATATCGAAGGCCGCTACATGGCCTGGATCGCTGGTGAGACTTGGAAACTAGAAGCCTTCGCTGCGTATGATCGCAAGGAAGGCCCTGACATGTACAAGGTGAGCTATGCGCGAGCGTTCAACATCGATCCCAACGATATTGCCGACGAAGGCGATATGCGCCGACAAATCGGCAAGGTCATGGAGCTCGCCCTCCAATACTACGGTGGGGTTGGAGCCTTCTGTTCGATGGCAGAGACATATGGCCTCGATCTCGAAAAACTTGCCCTCGCGGCGTGGCCAGTCCTTAGTCTCGAAGTCAAGGCCCGAGCTCGGCGCATGTGGGCCAGCGCCGTCCGCCGCCGCCGCACCTTCGGACTCCCGGAGCGCACCTGGCTCGTTTGCCAATGCCTGGTACTCCTCTGGAGAGACCGGCATCCGGCGATCGTCAAATTTTGGGAGAAGCTCGATGGATGCTGCAAAGCCGCCATCGCTAACCCCGGAAGAGTCTACCGGGCTGGCCAACACATTCGCGTCGATCGCAAGGGCAACTGGTTACGGATCCGTCTGCCTAGCGGGCGCTACCTCAACTACCCCGCACCCCGTATGCGCCTCAAAGCCGATGGCAACGTCGATCGGAGCTTCATCGGGGTTAATCCCTATACTAAACAATGGGGAAGAATCTCCACCTACTCCGGTAAGGACGGCGAGAACGTAGCACAAGGCGGCTGCGCAGATATCATCATGGACGGCTTGCTGGCGGCTGATAGCGAGGGCTACAATCCGGTCCTAAGCGTGCATGACGAAGCGATCTGCGAGTCCCCTGACGAGGAGCGCTACACGGCCGAAGGGCTAAGTAGATTGTTGGTGGAATCGAGCTATTGGGCAGATGGCTTACCGCTTGCCGCGAAGGGACACGTCAGCTATCGATACGCGAAGGGGTGAGCGTATGCGGCTCCGCACTTGGATCCTGTTAGGACTGCTCACATCGATCGTGGGCTGGTATTTGCTTCTGCACGCCTTGAGGTTTATCTAGTGCTTGAAAATGCCGTTGAAAGCCACCTACGCAAAGGCGCTATCGCCCGTGGCGGCTGGTGCGCCAAGATGATCGATGAAGGCCGGCGCGGAGCTCCCGATCGTGAGCTCAGAATGCCCAACGCGAAACTCATATTCGTGGAGACAAAACGCCCCCGCGGAGGAAAGCTCAAATCCTGGCAAGTTGAATACCACCGAGACTTGCGAGCGCTCGGCTATGACGTGGAGACGCTCTACAGTGTGGGCGAAGTGGATTCGTTTTGGCGCCGCTACGATCTTTGGCTCAAAAACTTCATTTCATGAAATACCTCAAGCTATTCTGGCTGCTTTTCCGCCGCAAGCTCGTGATCAAGGTCCGTACTCGTGGCTGAGCTCTTTAAGCTCAATCCGCCGCAGATACCCATGGTCAAATGGGTACGCAAACACAAGCGCTGCGCGCTCTTCGCCGGCATGGGTATTGGCAAAACTACCGGCGTGCTCTACGCGCTCGAATTCATGCGATTGCTCGGCGAGATCCACGATGGGCCGATTCTCGTGCTCGCGCCCGCCCGAGTAGCAAGAGATACCTGGCCGGATGAGGTTCAAAAATGGCTGCAATTTCACCAGATTCCAATTACTTCCCTGAGTGGCTCGCCCGCGCAACGCGTGAAGTTGTTACAGGGACGTTTGAAGGGCATCTATACAATCTCTTACGAGCTCCTCCCGTGGCTCGTGGAGTATTTCCTGGAGAAGTGGCCTTTCAAAACGGTGATCGGGGACGAATCGGATCGGTTGAAAAACTTTCGTCCCACATCGAAGAGAGGACCATCTACCAAATCCGCCAAGAGTGGAAAATCGGGGAAGAGAGCCCATGCGATAGCGCGTGTCGCACATACATTGGTCAAACGCTGGATCAATCTTACCGGGACGCCATCGCCCAATGGGTTGAAAGACTTATGGGGGCAGACGTGGTATCTCGATCGTGGGGAGAGACTCGGACGCACTTACACGGCGTTCAAGCATCGATGGTTCATGCCAAAATGGTCGGGTTCCGGTATTCAACCACTCCCCTTTGCAGAAGCCCAAATCCATTCAGCATTATCGGACATATGCCTAACGGTTGATCCGAAAGACTACTTCGATTTGAAAGAGCCGATCGAGCGCACCGTGAGCGTGAAGCTGCCACCGAGAGCCCGCGTGCTCTACGATAAAATGGAGCGCGAGCTATTCATCGAGATCAAGGACAAACGGGTGCTCGCTTTGGGCGCCGCGAGCGTCATGAACAAGTGTCTCCAGATAGCCAATGGCGCGGTATACACCGATTATCCCGAGTGGGAGCAAATCCACGATGAAAAAATCGAAGCGCTTAAATCGATCGCGGCAGAGTCAGGGGGTACTCCGCTACTCGTGGCGTACCAATTCAAAAGTGACAAGGCACGTATTCTATCGGCATTCCCGGGAGCGGTGGACATTGCTACTCCGGCTGGCTTGGCCAGATTCAAGGCGGGAGGCGTTGATATCGGCATTGCACATCCGAAGTCGATGGGCCACGGCATCGATGGGCTCCAGCTTGTCACCAACATCCTAGTTCGTTTCGGCCACGATTGGGATCTCGGCACGCGGATGCAAATGTTGGAACGTATCGGCCCCATGCGGCAGTTCCAAGCCAAAACCGGCAAAGCAGTGTTCGTTTACAATATCGTAGCCAAAGCTACCATTGATGTGGATGTGCAGCGAGCGCACGCCAACAAACGAAGCGTCCAAGATGCGCTCCTCCTGGCGCTCAAGGAGCGGGGATGAGGCATCGAGATCCGGAAGCCGACGCGTTAGCTGCCGTGGTGATTCTCATGGCGCTCCTGGCCTACACCCTCTGGTATCTGGCCAAACCCAAGGATTGCGATCCGGAGGCGCATCTCCAGCGCTGGCTGACGTGCGTGATCCAATGAATGTGCCGATCGTCTCTCTCATGCCGATCGTCGGCGTGATCAAGCCGAAGCCCAAAGAGAAAAAGGCCGGCCGCGGGGGGCGCCCCCAATCCGCCCATTGCAAACGCGGCCACGCCATGGTGCCGGCGAATATCTACTCCACCCCATCGAACCCCCGGCGCTGCCTTGCGTGCGCGAAGAATGCATGGGCAAAGTTGAAAACCCGCCCTGATACGATAAAATCGGCCCATGGCGAGCTTCCAGGTCAAAAAGGGTGCGATGCATCGCGATCTCGGCTTGAAGCCGGATGCGCCCATCACGCAAGCTGACATTCGGAAGGAAGCCAAAAAGGGCCCCACGGGCGCCAAGCGGGCGAACTTCGCCCGGATGGCCAAACGCAAGTGGAAGCCTTTGGGCGAAGAGCTCGGGGGCGATTGATGCCCCTGGTGTCCCAACGGCAGCGTAGAGCGATGTACGCGGCCGAAGAGGGGAAATCCACTCTCGGGATCCCCAAAAAGGTCGCCAAGGATTTCATCGCCGCCACCCCCAAGGGCGCCAAGTTGCCGGAGACAGCCCCGAAAACGAAGAGGAAACCGCTCGGTGATGAGTTTTAAGCATTCTCTGCTCTACCTGGCGATCGCCATGGGCCTCGCGGCCTACGTCCTGGCTCTCTACCTGGCGGATTGGATCTTGGCGTGGGCGGCTCCTGATGCGGCCAGAATGAGCCTTTTGCCATGAGCGGCTCGGACGATGACGATGACGATAAGCCGGCCGTGCAGCGCAACGCCCAAGGTGTCGCGCAGTACCATACAGGCACCCCCGGCGTTGGCGGGGCGCTCTCGGACTTTGTGAGCGCTCTGGCGCGGGCATTTGCCGGCTCCACGGTCCCGCAGCTACAGAATCGTGGGCGCCAGGTCAATCAAGCGGTCGATGAGGCTTCCGGCAGCCCCCAAACCACGGATCTCGGCCAGCAATTCTAGGCCGAGCTCGAGGAATTATTGTTAAATAGCGCCGCTTCCGCCTGCCGGCGTTTCAGAAGCCCGGCGCTGACATTTTTGCCCACGTGGTCCCACCGGACGAATTGGGCATCCGCATCGGTGTAGTCGCCGGCATTCACGTACTTGATCAGGGTGGATTTGGCCTCCGCCTCATCGCCCACGTTGAACCCGAAGCTCACGAGCGCATCGAACTGGTTTTGCGTCAAGGGTGCCGTCACCGTCTGGTTGAGCTCATCCACGGTGGCTTGCGTATCCTCATCGAACCACGTGTCCGCCTGTGCGATCGTGCAAACGGTGGTGGGGCCTACATCAGGCCCCGTGTGGCCCCACCCTGCCGTCCACACGCCACCTTGATCGGGGTAGGCCGATAGCGCGAGCTTTTCAAAACCTTGAATGAATGCCTTGCCGTTGTCGCTCAGTTCCATGAGATCCCCTCGTTATAAATCGACACATGCCGGCAGAACGTAATTCTGCCGCGTCAAGCGCTGGTACTCCTCCATCAACCATTGCATCTTGGAAAAATAAAGCTGCCGGGCCTCCGGGCTCGTGGCGTGGCACTGATTGATGCGGTAATCCAAAATCTGCTTATCGAGTTGGTAGACCCACCGCTGGTTGCTGGAGCTCACGGTGGCCTGGAGCGCCTCCGAGCTCGCGAAGCCGGCGAATACCGCGGGGATCAACCCGAAAGCCAGGATGGAAATCGTCACAACACCGAAAAAGCTCATGGCGGTGAAGGCAGCAATGCGCCATTGCCAGCCACGGTGGCCGGCCGCATCCGTGTCCGGAGGAGGTACGATCCAATTGAGCATCCCGACGATAAAATCCCACATGGCAGCATCCTCCGTCAAAGGGATTGGTATTCGCGAAGCTCTGCGCTCACGGCGTCAGCTTGGAGTGCAAAAAGGCTGAGCAAGTCTGCGATATCTGGGCCCGCTGTCCCCTCCCCACCGCCACTATCTCCTGTAGGCATTTGCTGAATTGGCCTTGAGGGGGAGCCGGCACTTGCATGCTTGGCGTCAGGGGTGCCGGTTTGGGGCACGCTGCCACCGCTACCGTGTGCGAGGCACAGCCGAATAGGAGCGGGGGGAGTATTGTGCAAAGCATCAAGTTGAGCTTGGAGATCGGCTGTTTCCTTGGCATGGGCTTGCTCCGCGGTATCGGCTTTGGTTTGAGCCGCGGCGGTTTGGGCTGCGGCGTTCTTGATCACGATTTGGCTCGCCGCGTTATCGGCAGCTACCTGTTTCGCGATCCCTTCATCGAGCACCTTATGATGCCAATACATGATACCTGAAGCTACCACGGCAATAACTATCGCCGTGAACAGGAGCTCCATGGCCCATTGAGGAAGCTTCGTCCAACCGAGGAGGGCTAAGATCATTGGGAGTTGTCCTTTACCTTGGAATCTTTGAAAACGATCCAGTGATACATCACCTGGACGGTGCTCACCACACCCGCCCACGTGCCAAACACGATGGGCGAGTGATACAGGAACAGAAACACCGTCGATACCGTCATGATGAAAGCCACCAGAACGATAACGAGCCAATCCCGAATATCGAGCGCCGAGATCATCCGGCGTCAGTGATCGTCCCGACTATCCAACCCGGGGTGACAGACACCCATTCCACTTGGCCGCTGGTGAGATACCATCCGCCCGCGACCACGGAGAGCGATGCCGACGTGGCCGCGAACCCGACCGAGCATGGAGCTTCCGCCGTGAGCCGCGCATAAGTCGTGTTCGGACTGAGCACGCCGTTGACTTGGCCCGCGCCGATCGCAAGGGATTGCCCTCGGATGTACGCCGCTCCTGATGGAATGACGATATCCGTGCTCTGCACGCCTTTGCCGAGCCCCGAGAATTCTGCGATGCGTAGGTTGCTCATAGGCTGAACCCTACTTCGCCCTCGATCGTGATCGTCACCTTATTGGCGGTATCCGCCTTACCGGTGATGTAATCCGTCGATTGGATTTTGGCGTAGCCCACCCAATCGGAGAACGATCCCGCGGGGAGCGAGTAGCCCGCCCATCCGAATTCGGTGCCAACAGCACTTCCGCCATTGGCGCCCTTGTAGATCGTCACCACATGCGGGTTGGCCGTGTCATTGTTGGTGATACGCATGTGACGTACCAAAAGGTACGGCTGCGATAAGGTGATGCCGATCGGGCCCGACAGGGACGCGATCGTGCAATTTAGAATGTTGCCAGCCGCAGAGGCTAGCGCGGCCGGTTCCATATTGAACGGTGTGTTCTGCATGACTACTCCTCACGTTTTTCCAAGATATCGACCAATTGCCCGGCGAAGATGGTGGGGAACATCAGCGCCGCGTCCTTCAATAGCTTCATCTCTTCGAGATTGAAATCCGGCTCAGAATCCCGCGAGATTTTGAGCCAAAGCTGGTAGCGGGTCAATTTAGTGTCGGCGTTTTTGGCGTTGTCGGCCAATAGAGCGTTTGCTAACGCCATGCCAGCCGTCCATGGCGCATCGTTTTTGTCCGATATCGTCATGGGCTTGCCTTCAGAAGTGTGCAACTGCTTCGAGAGATTGAGTTTCATAGGGTGTCAGGCTCCGACTAATCCGTAATTTTTCAGAAGGGTGATCAACTCAGAGAGCATGCCGCCGCACTGCGCGAGGGTTGCACCAGTGCCCGGAAAATTCGTGGTGAGGCTCAGAGCGGTTGGTGTGCCGTAGCCTGTTTGCTTGGCGTGCGGCGTTGTGCCGAAAAAACCCACCGCTGCGGAGCTCAACTCAATCACATCGAGACTGTTGCATTGGAAGTGGACGTTGTTGGTGCTGCGTGCTCCAAAATATCCGTCCCCGGTGCCGCTGTTTTGGAAAAAGAAAATATCGGTTGAACCGAAAGTGAAACCGGTAGCTACGAACGATAGGCCGGCAAACGATCCACCGTTGATCACCATGCCGTATTGGCCGCTCACTGGATCTATCATCACGGCGCCATTGTTGGTGGCGGCATCGCTCGTGAACACCACGTTGCCGGTTGAAGTCCACGTCATGGTGGCGCTGGCACCGTTGTAGCCCAATTGGCCGGAGCCATCCCCGTTGAGTTTCATAAAGGTTTCGCCGGCCGCGCCGTTTTCTACCCACAACGCCCAGTCCGATGCGTTGGTGCCGGCGACGATACCCACGCCGAAGGATTCACCCGCGGGGATCGAGCCTTGATTGGCGACGAAGATCGCGGCGGTGGTGTTCGCGCCGCATTGAACGCTCATCGTGGAGGGTCCGGTTATGCCCGGTGTGGTGCCGCCCGATGTGAACGTCCAAAAATGCTGATTGGTCCAATTGAATTGGTAGGCTTGATTGACCGATATTGTGGTGCCAGAAATGGCGATACCGGCGCCTGCTGAATAGCTCCCGCCGCTCCCGGGTGGCTGCACGAGGAACAAGCCGGGTTCACCGGGTTCGCCATCTTCCGGAAGCAAATACATGGTGCTGCCGATCGGCCCTTGCGCGCCGGTAGCTCCAGGTACGCCCGCAGCGCCAGGAAGCCCAAGCGTGAATTCGCCGGGTTCACCATCCTCCGGCAGCAAAAAGAGCGTAGCGCCGGGTGCGCCCGCGGCGCCGGCCGCTCCGGCTGCGCCCGATGGCCCCGTGATGCCGATCCCCGGATCCCCGGGCTCGCCATCCTCCGGCAAGAGATAGATCGGAGTGCCGGGGGCGCCCGGTACGCCTGGAGCTCCGGCCGCACCCGCGGGGCCCGTGACTCCGATCCCGGGATCTCCGGGCTCGCCATCTTCGGCGAGCAAATAGATCGCGGTGCCGGGTGCGCCCGGTACACCTTGCGCTCCGGGAGTGCCCGCGGGCCCCGTGATGCCGATCCCGGGATCTCCGGGCTCGCCATCCTCCGGTAGCACGTAGATCGATGTGCCCGGAACGCCCGCCACGCCTTGAAGGCCCTGCACGCCTTGCGCGGGGAGCATCGGCTCATCGCTATAGTCGCCCTCCACCGGCAAGAGCGCCGGGGGTGCCGTCAGATTGATACGCACTGCTCCCACGAGCGGGCCACCGCCCTGGAGCCCGGGACCCAAAAGAAGTGCCGCCGTGGGCGAGCTCGATATGGTGTTCGGGGTAGCGGTTGCTGCGTTCAATAGCTGCGCGAGTTGCGCGAGCGTAACGGTGGACGTGCCGAGCTCCGCGATCGTGGTGCCGGCTGTGGTCGTGCTCCCGGGTTGGATGACTTTGCGAAGGCCCCCGAGAATCGGAACTTGATATTTTTTAGCCACCGCCGAGCAAGTCCCCGAGCGTCGTGCCCCCACCGTAGCCTGCCATGGCGCGATTCATCAAACCGCGCGCATGTGATTGCGGAAGGCCCCCGCGATCGAGAATGGTGAAGGGCTCTCCGCCCACGCCCTTTTGGATGATCATGGAGCCCTTCGGCGGGCGAGCATCCGCCGCCTCCACGCCGCGGATCGGCCAGAGCTTGCCGTCCGGATCCACCAGGAAGCGATCGTTGCCTTGTGCTTGCTCGATCCGCTGCCGGTTGATCGCCTCCAGGCTCGCATCGCTCTCACCGGATGCGTTGTTGGCGGTGCGGGTCATGATGCCCTCCGGCACGCCCTGGCTCATCACGTCCGGATGGTCCCGGAGATCCTCTAACATATCCGCAAGCGTAGGCTCGCCGGGGTGCTCGGGCGGCACGATGCGCGAGCCCGGCTTTCCGGTGGGTATTTCCTCATCGTTCAAGAATCGGCTCGGCGGGGTGCCCATATCGCCGCCCCCGTGGACGGCCCGGGCGCCAAACGCCTCCGGGGCGATTTGAAAGGCGATCCCCTCCGGGCTCACTTCGCCATGGTCGCCGAGCGATAGCCCGGCAGCGGGCGGCTGCTCCACGCCATGGGAGAGAAGATCCGCAAGCCCTATCTCGCCTCCAGGGCCCTGCGGCGCCGGGCCCCCGGCTCCGGACCCTCCCAAGGTCAATCCGCCCGTGTCGGGCTCCGTGGGCGCCTTGCGGCCGAAAAACTCATCGAGCCCCGGCCCTTCGAGCGCCCGGCTGGCTTGGGAGACGCCGCTCGTGGGGCTGCCGCCCAACCAACGGCGTAGCGCGGCCTGGAATGCGGCCGATCCCAACGTACCGGCCCCCACCCCGATCGCCGCGCCCGCGGGCCCTCCCAAAGTCGCGCCTACCGTTCCGCCGATCATCGGGCCCGTGACATGGCGCGCCACGGCGCCCTCGATGCTGCCGGAGGCACCAATGCCCTCCGGAGCGAACGTGGTGGGCCCGAATTTGGTGGACAGAGGGTATTTGTTCGCTTGCTCGGCGATCAGCCGAAGGCCCCCGGTGAGCTGCTCCGGATTGGTGCGCTGGAGAGAGGCGATCTTGCTCGCATCCACGCTGTTGCCCTTGAGCGCGGCCTGGACGGCGTAGTTTTTGGCGAAAGCGGTGCGCGCGGCCTGCCACTGATCGAGCGTGACCGGGGAGTGCGGGCTCGCGGCCAACTGCCGGCCGATGAAATCCTCATAAGCGTTGCCGAGAGACTGATACGCCTCCGCCATCGCTTGATCGTCGGGCTTGTCGGAGGCGAAAAACCGAGAGGCACGATCGCGGGCTTGCTGGACGTTCGCAAAGAGCTCATCCCGAGACATGTTCGGCTGATCGAGCATCGTTTGCTTGAGCGCATCCACATCAGGGGAGCGGGGAAGCTGGCTCGTGGTATCGCCGATGCCCTTGATGGCGCCCTGTAGCTGCGCATCCTGCGTGAGTTGCTCCGGGAGTGCCGCGTGGGCTGCGCTGTACACCGGTCCCATGGTGGGGTTGTTGGTGCGCGCGTCCTTCAACGCGTCATAGGTCAATTGCGTGCCAGGAGTCACCCCGGCTTCATGCGCGCCCAACCGATCGGTGACAGCCTGATTCGTCAAAGACTGCTGAGCGGCCACGGTGGGTTCGCCCGCGAGTGAGGCACCGCCCCTTTCAAGCGCTGAGGCGTTTGGGTTCTGCCGCGGCAGATTCCGATAGCCCACATGCTCAAGCGCTGCATCCACATCAGCGATCGGGATGGTGGCCGCGGGAGCTCCAGCGGTCGCGCCGCGGATCAAACCGGCAGCGCCCTTCGCGGCGCCGAGCGCCGGCAAGAGATTGAGCACGTCTTGACCCACTCCGCCCGTTTGGTTCACCACATCCTGTACACCCGCGCTCGGGGTGCCTAGCGTCTTGTTGCGAGCCGCTTGGATCACGGAGTCAGCATCGGTGCCATTGCTCGGCGGATTGAGTGCATTGCCGATATCGCCCGCGACCGCTCGCCCTGCCCCGCCCAACTGAGGATGCGGGATCGCATCGATAGCTCCAGGATCCGGAGATCCCACGGCGCTCGGGTTGAAAATGCGCCGGAGGATATCCAAGCTCGCATGCGCCGCGGCGTGCGGCACGTTGGCGAGTCCCGTGAGGAGGATATCGCCCAAGCCTTGAATCTGAGAGCCCGCGGCGCCGGCTCGCGCCTGGAGCTCATCATCGGGCGCCGGGGTGAATGCGTGCGAGGCGCCCATCGCGGGCGCGTTCTTGTCCTGCGCGGGCGGAGCTTCGAGCTCGAAGCCCGGGGGCAATTCGGCCGAAGTCGGTTGCTGTTCGAGCTCGAAGCCCGGGGGCAAACCCGCTATTGCACTATTTGCCATACGCCACCCTTACGGATCATGCGCACCCCGGTTGACCGGTTGATCGCCGTGGTTCCGTCCGGAATCACTCCAGGATGGGGGCCAGCGTCCGCGGGGTTGGCGGGGTTTGGGAGAGGAGGTGCGGGGCCCGCGGCTCCTGCCATCGGTGCGCGGCCGAAAGTCGTTTGCGCATCGGGCGAAAGCAATTGTGCGATATCGACGCCACCGCGGCGAGCTCGAAGGTCCAAGCTCTGTAGCTGGCCAGCGGCGAGCGTGCGAAGCGTCTGCGCGGCGCCGTGGAGCATGTCGGGCGATCCGGAATCATCCACTTGGAGCTCGCGCTCCTGGCCGGTGCCGGCGCCTGCATTCACGGTGGCGCGTACCGCTTCACGGCCGAGGAAGGATCCTGCGATTGCAAGGTTGCTCGGCACCGCGGAGCCAAACAGTTGCTTCCACTTCTGCGCGATGGCATTGGTCGGCGTGAAATTGCCGTTTTGCAATTGATCCGCGATTGCGTCGAAAAGCTGCGAGTGATTCACCATCGTGTTGAGCGATGAAGTCTGACGCGCGGCCAAACCGTTGGCGAAATCCGAGCGGATCAGCGCTTGCTCATGGAGGCTCACCCCGGGCGCCGGCGTAAGTCCGGTGCCCACGGGTTGCGGAGCGGGCGATGGAGGCGCGCCATTCGGTCCCGCCGCGGGTGCCGGGCCCCCGGGCGCTGGAGCTCCGCTCGCGCCCCCGCCCGCGGGCGCGGCTTGATACGGATGGCCCGTAGCCAGGTTGTAAGCCACTCCCCATCCGCCGTTTGACACGAGCGAGCGCAGATTCCCGGCAAGATTCGGATTCTCGCGCACGAGTTGAGCTATCGCCGCCTGCGCATCGGGCGGCACTTGTCCGCCCGCGTTCGGGTGAAACAGATTCGGGTGCTCGGCTTCATTCGTATGGAGCTCGGCATTGGCGCCGGCCGCTGCCGTCTGTGCCGCGCCCAAAGGCGTTTGATTGATCGCTGGCGGAGCGACACCAGCCGGCATCACATATTCCGGATGCACGGCGATCGGCTCGGGGGTTTTGCCCGAGAGCCCGGAAGCCGCAGCGGTGGCTGCCGGCGTGTTCAGATTGTCCGGGTTGGAGAGGATCGAAGTATTGTGGGCTTGCTGCGCCTCGCGATACGCCTGCATCACACTCTTGGCATCGCCGAATTTGCCAATGAGCTCGTTCGCTACAAGGTGCGCTCCGGAGGGTGCTAGCAAGGGCTTCCCATCATCGCCGAGCGCGCCGGAGAGCGAGGATTCCAAATCGCCGCGCGCCTGCATCTCCTCTTGCTGCATTTGCGCGTTGTTGAGCGCCTCTTCGGTTTGCGCGGAGCGCAGCCCGTTGATCGCCTGGCTATTGGCGACGAATGAATTGAGCGCCGGCCGATCGACACCATGACCGAAGGCGCCCGCCAAACTGTCAAATAGTGATTGATTGGCCATTAGGGTGATGTATCCCAATAGTTGGTGTTGAAGCCGGAGATATTACCAGCGTTCGGCGCTGTGGGGCTCCAGCCGTTCACCGTCCCGTTGCCGAGCACGGTGCCGGGCGCCATGGTGCCCGGAGCTCCGCCCGCGTTCTTGGACATGGTGCCGGCCGCGCCCTGGAGCCCACCGGCCAAGAGCGTCAGCCACGGGTTTTGCTGGCCCGCCGCCTGGCTTCGGAGTTGGTTGACGAAATTCTCGGTATAGGATTTCGCCCCGAGCAAGTTCAAGCTGGTGCCGAGCGTATCCATCCCTAAGCCTTCATTCTGGCGGAGCCGGGTGGGCGCCGCGATATCGCCCATGAGCTTCGCTTCCTGATTGCCGTAGCTTTGGACTTGGGACTGAGTGTTCGCCACATCGGAGTTGTAGCGCGAGCTTCCCCCGACGTTCGGCGGCAACGCGGAAGTAGTCGCGCCGAAGTTGATAGGCGATCCCGTGGTCCCGGATCCGGTGGGCGCTCCTGCGGCATTCTTGCGCAGATTCGAGACGTAGTTTCCGGTGAGCTCATCAGCCAAGGTTTGCGGCGAATTTTTTGTGATCTGCTGAGTGAGCGCGCTGACCTGGCTATTCGCCTTTTGCTGATTGGCCTCCTGCTCCTCAATATTCTGCACTTGCGCGCTATTGGCGCGAGCGTTCGCATTCGATTGATTGGCGTACTGAGTCCCGGCGCTCAAGAGCGAGAGCGCTGCGGGAACCCAAAATTCTTCTGTACCCATGGCTACACCTTTTTGGGGCCCGCAGGATATGCCGCGGTCCCGGTGCTCGGCTTGAACGCATGCGCCTTGTAGAGCGCCATGGCTTGCTGGAGATCCTTATTGACCGCTCCACCCTGCGCGCGTGCGGCGTAGGCTCCCGTGCCTTGAGCTCGCGCCTGGAGATTCAATCCGGAGGGGTTCATGGGCTTCGGCGCAAAAAGTTTAGTACCCACCGATGTTGCTCCCGAATGAGGATGCCTGCCGCTGAATCGATCCAATCCCCGGCTGCGCTGCCGCTACCTTCTGTGTCGCAGCCACGTAGGGGTTGGGTGCCGTGCCGACGTTATTGTTGGCGTTCATCTGTGCAGCCGTGGGGCCTACAGAATAGCTCGAAGAGGCGGAGGGCGCGAAATTCCCGCGGGTGATATCCGCCGCTCCCTGCATGGTGCCCAAAATGCCGCCCTGGTTCTGGTACACATAGGGTTTCCAGCCGGCAATCGCCCCCGGGCCTCCGCGCACGTAGCCGGCCGCGGCGCCCGCGAGCGAAGGCGCCTGCCCCGAGTAGGGCCCCAAGCCGTTCGCTTCCGCACGCTCTTGCTGTTGCTGCATCTGGTTATTCTGGTAGGTCGTGGAGCCCGGCAGATGCAAGCTCTGCGCGATCGGATCCACGCTCGCCAATTTTTGAAAAAAGCTACCCATAGCTACCCCTAAAACGCCGAGCTACCGTACAGCGTGCCGATCGGCGAAGTCTGAGCGGCCCGGTTGGCCGCAGCCGTCTGCTCATTCTGGTAAATCTGCGCCGTCCCCGAAAAAAGGTTGTTGAGCGAGTTGGCATTGCCGAAGTTACGTGCGTTGTTGAGCGAAGCGCTTTGCGCCTGGCTCACCTGGATCGGAATCTGGCCGGTGTAGTTGCCTTGCTGCGCGAGACTCGTCAACTGATTCTTGGCGCTGATATCCGATTGCTGGAGCGCAGCCTCCCCTGCCGAAGCCGATTGCGAGGCCGACAACAGCCCTTGCGTATAATCCTTAGATAGCTGAGCATTGCTATCTACAGCTTCCGATCCACCCGTGAGACCGCTCCGGGCATTGGCAAATGTCAGGTTGCGCGCGTTGGTCGCCTCCTGCTGATTCACCTGATTGGTGTAAAATTGATTGAGGTTGTTGTAATACTGCTGATACTGCGCCTGGCGTTGGGGCGATCCGTAAGCGTTGTTTATGGCTGTAACAGCTTGCTGTATTTGCTGCTGTTGCTGAGCCTGCTGTTGTGCCGCTGCGTTAGCGGCTGAATTACCGGTGCCCATGACTCACCCTCGCGAACGCCACCGCATCGGCGCCATTGGCGCAGTAGCCGTGACGGATGCCCTCCCGTTGATAGCCGAGATAGCGATACCAGCGCTCGATCTCGGGCCGCGCTTTCAGCCGAGCGAGTGGGGTGATGCACTCCAGCCGATGCGCCTGCTTACTCTGAAACATGATATCCAAAGCGCGCCTGCAAATCCTCGTGGTTTGGAACCAATACTCTTTTTCCCATGCCGCGGGCCCGGTGAGCATGTAATCGCGCCACACACCGGGGCGCTGTTGCTTGAAGCCGCCCACGGCTAGGATCACATCCTTGTCCACGTCTTTGATCACGTACTTGGGCCCCGGCACCTGATAGTTACCGATTGCTACCGAATCGATATCGTATTTTTGGCCAACGAAAGCTTCTATTTGCGCGCGTTCATCCTCCGGCAGCGAGATCGCCACGCGGATGAAGTCCAAGAGCAACGGATCGTTGAATACCTGAATCATCAGTACGCTCCCCCGCCCTGGAAATCCTGAATGTAGAGATTGGCTGCCTGGAAACTCCACGCCTGATTGCCCGGGAAATGCAGGATGGGCGAGAAGCTCGGAGCTACACACGGGATCGGGATAGGCTCCCCGTAAAAGGTTTCCGCCACACTCACGAGGTACGGAGCCGTCACGCCCGTTGAGGACGCAAAAGATGCGTTGTCGGAGAATGACGTAGGATCGCCCTGGTTGAAGCCAATCTGCACGTACACATCCCCGGCGCCCGCAAGGTCTATGCCCACGAGCATTTTGTGGACGCCGAGCGCCCCTTGATCGACATAGGGCCACTGGATCCAACCGTCGAACACCACGCTCGAACTCGAAGTGCTCGATATCGTGTGGTAGTCGTCCACGAGGGTTGATTGATCAAGCTGCCAAACAAGATTGCCGGCACTGCGCAGATATAGAACGCCCGCGTTAAGCGTCCAATCGGTGATCACGTCAGGGAATATGTAACGGCTCCATGTCCGAAGTCCCTGTCCATTGATCGTGAACACGTAGGCTTGGGGGCCGAAGAAAAGCCAATACTGGCCCCTCCCCGGATAGTAGAGCGATATCGGATCGTAAGTGCCGGCAATCAACTGAGCTTTGACAAGCGGATCGATCGGCTGGCCGCTCTGGCCAATCTGCATGTTGGCGGTCGCGCCGATCGTCCCCAAGTTGCGCACGCCTACTTCGGTCAAGAACATGAGATCGTTTGCGACCGATTGAGCGGCGCGGGTGTAGATCGAGCCCACGGGCTGCGCGTCCAGGAGCGCCATGTTGGCGGGATCCGGATCGATCTGCCACATTTGATAGCCGCCCGCGTTGAGCGCAATCAGATTGGAGCGGTAGAGCGCGAGCACCTTGACAGGGTTCGCACCGTAGTTGTTGAGCCCCGTAGGCAGATATCCCGCATTGTTGGCGCTGGTCCAATCGGTGGGGTTCACCGCCGCGGAGTACGGAACAATATCGTTGTCCCCGGCGAAAATGTGCGAGGCGCCCAAGCACACCACATTCGTATCCGGGTCATTGGGATCGGATATCTCGCGGCTCACCGCTTGCCAGGACATGCTGGTGTTGATCGGCGTGACGCCAGCCACGCCCTCGAAGTTCACCACGTAGCCCGAAGAGCTCGCGGTCATGGAGTCATCGCCGCTCCAGTACCATATCCCGGTGAAACTCGAAGATGAATAGGTGGCAGCGGAAGCTTCCAACGTGATCGGATTCCCGGTGCTCGGACTCGTGTACTCGATCGAGGAAAATACCGTCTTGGCCGGCGCCGCGCCGATGCCGGTGGCCATGAACACGATATAAACCACGCCCGTGGCGCTCGCGTAGACGAAGGCTTGAGGGGATCCGAAAGTGAGCGAGCCGCTGACGGAGCCCAAAGGGGCTACCACGGCAGGGAAGTGCAGCCCCGAGGGCCAATCTGCGATACCCGATGCCGTGATATAGCCATCGAACGGCATGCTGTCTACGTTGTTGGCGGTGGCCGGCGCTAGATCGATCGAGATCCCGCCATAGGTACTCGGGTCCACAACCGTGTTGCCGATGCTGGTGGGGAACGCGGGCTCCGTTGCCCCGGAGAGCATGATCGGGATGGCTTCCCACGTGATGATGCTGGTTCCCACCGCTTCCCACGTAACTCCACCATCCACCACGGTTTCGCCGGCTACCGTGGGCCACGTGGGTTGCGAGCCGCCCGATACCGCGGGGGATGCCTGCACTGCTTCGTAGAGGAAATTGCTGACGGCGGACGGCACTTCGAGATTCCACGAAGCCAAGTCCGCATAGCCGTCATGTTCGGTCCCGGTGCCGTTGCCGGCGAAGATCGCGAGGCGCACATGCGCCGCGTTGGCCGGAGCCACTCCGGTTACGGAAGCCTTGCGATAGCCGCCGCCTTGCTGGATCGCGCCGTTGGTGGTCGATATGAACGAATCCGTATCGTCATACCAGTTGAGCCCCAAGAACATCGAGAGGTTGGCGCCGGAGTTGTCCGGATTCAAATAGCAGTAACCCGTGACGCTCTGGCCCGCAGTCACGGTGCCGTAGTTGAACATCACCGCCGATTGCTGCGTCCCCTGCACACGAAACACAAGGCACCACTCGCCTTGATATTGCAGTCCGCTCGCATCGAGGAAGTCCACGCTGTTGACCTGGCCCGGCGTACCGGAGAGCGTCCAATTGCCATCGTTGCCGCTCTCGAAGTCACCGTTCGGGATCGCATCGGTGAACGCGCCTTGATTCGCGGAGGGCTGCACCACGGCGCCCGTGGCGTAGAGCGTGCCGGCCGCCCACGTGGTCACTTTGGTTGCGGCTGTCGGAAGCGCCGTGGTGGAACTTGAGACTGTGCCGATGCCTGCGATATCGGAAGAGTCACCGTAGCGATCGGTGATGTTGGTCCCCAAGGACATGGGGCCGCTCGCTGACGTGGTGCTGAACGTGCCCGAATCGCTTGGCGACAAATCGAAGTCGCCAAACTCCTGAATGAGTGCGCCCTCGGTTGTCGGCCACACCGGCTCCGAGGAGCTCGTGTGCGGATTGGTGCCCGATACCGTGATCGCTCTATAGCAGTAGCCCGTATAGGTGTTGGGCTCGATGATATCGCCCTGAGCGATCAGCGTTTGCGCCGTCCATAATGGGTTCTGCGGCATGTCGCGCACGGCTTCGTAAGCAAGCCCATTGGCCACATCCGGGAGCACGATATTGTCCGTCTTATAGACGGTGTTGGCGGTCCACGTGCCATTGTTCTGGAGCCAATAGTGGTTAATGTCGCCGGAAGTGAATTCCGCGACCACGAAGAGAAAACCCATGAAGGGCTGCGCGAACCAAATTTTTTCGAGCGTATCCGCCGAATTGGCCGGATTGATCAGTACGTTGCATTGATAGCCAGAGGGCACTGACACAAGCGATGTGGCGAACACGTTGAACACGCCGTCCACCGCGCAGAGTCCAACGGTTTGGCTGTTGAGAGTCTCCGCGCGGATGGTGCCCTCCCGCGGCACGATCGAGCCGTCCGCCTGGATATAGGCGTTGACCAAATCGTAAAGCTGCGAGGGATTCGCCCCGCCCTTCACGCGGAGGCGATTGATGCCTTGCTTGAGATTGTAGAGCGGAGATGCGCGCATCTACCCACTCTGATCGTTCTGAAATTGAATGAGTGTCGGCCGCACTGCCGGAGGCACGGCGATCGTGCCGGGGATGTAGTGCGCCGTCTGGTGCGTGCCGGCAATGAGCTCCTTGCGATAGGCATTCGCTTGGCTCGCGACATTGTTGGCATCCGCCTGCCCGTAGTGGGCTTTGCAGTTGGCGAGCGCCCATAGGAACACGAGCTCCGAATCGATCGTGGTGGTATCGGTCGGATTGACGAAGCTCATCAACCCGAAGTGCGCCTTCATCCACAGCCAATAGGTTTGATCCGGCATCGGGTAGAGCTCGATGCACTGACGAATCTCGTAGCGCGCCGGGCGCCACGGTTTTGTGATCATCGTATAAAGCTGCGGCGGGATGCCTTCGATCAATGGATACCAGACGTTACGGGTGTCCTGAATGCCGGCCCACTCGATGGTTTTCACCGGATCCATCTGAAAGTTGCAAAGCACGTCCTCATCGTTGTCCTGCAACGAATAGAAGCGCTGGCCGGGGTTCACCTTCCACCGGAACATGCGGCGTGTGTGAAGCTGCGAATAGCGCCGGTACATCAGGCGTTGCGCGCCGATCAGCTTCGATTGCACGAAGGCTGCAATGCCGGGCTGCGGGTTGTTTGCCTGGTTCGCGAAACCGAGCTCCACCAAAATCCGGTACTGCAAATCCTGCATGGTGTCCGTTGGCACCACGTTGTCCATGCACTCGCAGTTGTAATTGATTGCGTTGAACGGATTGGGCGAGTCCCACGGCAATTGCTCGTTGGCGTTGCGGGTGATAGCGAGCGCTACGTTCCACGGGACTCCGGTCCCGGAATTGCCGCCCGTGCAGTAAAACCCAACCGCCAGGCCCGTGGCGCCGAGCGTGGTGAGATTGATATCCGTGGTCGAATTGACCAACCCCTCATTTTGCAACGATGGGCCAATCTGCACATCGGTATAGGTCGCCCCGCCATTGGTGGAGTAGGAGAGCCAAAGCTCACTCCCATCGGTCGCCGCCTGCACGATGCTCGCTTGGAACGCGCAGTTGTCCGCCAGGAACGCCGTGTTGCCGATGAAGGTGATGGGGCTGATCAGGGGATTGGTCGCGCTCGGGCTAAACCAATAGCGTCCATCCCCATTCAGCGGATAGTTGACGGTGGACGGCACATCATCGAATTGAGCGGGCGGGATGTTTTCATTCACATCCACCCACGCTCCGGGATCCGTGATATCGCCTTGGCCGGAGATTGGCGTGGGCGCCGGATTCGGCACCGTCACGGTGGTTGTTTGGCTCGTGAAAAAATTGACGTGCGAAGCGCCGGAGGCGGGCGGCACGCCATCGGTGCCGGTATCCCAACCAAAGCACGTGCAGCCTTCCACGTTGCCGATCGTCCAGGTATCGCCGCCCACGAGCGGAAGCTGTACGGTATCGCCAGCCGGCGCGTAGACAGCATCGGCCGTCAGGAAGGTTTGCGGAGTGCCGGAGCCCAATTGGACGGTGATGCTCGGAAAGGCATCTTGAGCTATCACGCCATCGAACACGAGGACGAAGCCCACATGCGAATTGCCGATCGTGTTGCCGGCGATCTCGAAGGCCGCAATGATCGTGAGCGAGTCATAGACCGGGGGATCAGGGTTGGAAGTGCCCCCGGTATTCGTCAACGGAGCGGAAGAAAAACCGTAGCCGGCGAAGTCCTCGCCGCCCTCCACGCACGATGGAAGATTGGGGAATCCAGCGGACGTGAAGGTTATGACCGTTGACATGCGCGCTCCTCAAATAAAAACGGGCCGCGAGGGTTTAGCTCGCGGCCCGCCACGTTCCCGCCCAGGCCCACCCCTCTCAAGCCAAAAGCGGATGCGTCTCCAGGCCACTCCATTTGCGGCCCCGCGGGCGCGCTGATGCCTCCGCCTCTTCCGCTGCCTTTGACTCCTGAATGAGCTTGGCCAGCGCTCGCACACCGGTCCCTTTGGGACCAAAGACTGTTTGGACATGCGGAACACCGCTCTTGCGATCACTTCCGTACACCCGTTTCAGCCGCTCGTATTCGTCTCGAGGCGAAGGATAATCCGGGTCATCCTCCTTGCGCTTCGTCACCGGGACGAATTCATCGGTCACTTCCACCTGGCCGTCATCACCAAACGCGTATTCGATCATGGGGATTTCCCACTCGGCAACGGTCATGTTGTTGACGGTCAATTCGCTGCGTCGAACC